AAGCAAACAAGTGATGATGGCGAGGAAACTCGAAAGCAAAACTTGAGAGCAGTAGGTGTTGATGTAGGTGGTTCTGGTGAATCATCAAAGAAGGTATATCGAAGGGCTGACCTTATTCGGCTGAAAATGCAAGACCCGAATCGATACGATGCTTTAAGTGATGAAATCATGGCAGCATATGCAGAGAAACGGGTTCGTTAAAATTTGTTTTAGGAGATTTAATCATGGCATATCCAACACCAGCGGTAACAGTAACCACCGCAGACAAATTCATCCCAGAAATCTGGTCTGATGAAATCGTAGCCGCTTACAAGAAAAACCTTGTATTGGCTAACATCGTAATGAAGATGAACTTCAAGGGCAAGAAAGGTGACACCATTCACATTCCCGCCCCTACTCGTGGTTCTGCTTCAGCTAAAGCGGCATCTACTGCCGTTACTTTGATTGCCGATACTGAGACAGAAGTTCAAGTCTTGATTAACAAGCACTATGAATATTCACGTTTCATTGAGGACATCGTTGAAGCACAAGCCTTGAACAGCTTGCGCCAGTTCTACACTGCTGATGCGGGCTATGCGCTTGCCAAGCAAGTAGACACTGATTTGATCCAATTGGGTCGTGCATTCAATGGTGCTACTGTCGGTACTAACGACTACGCAACAAGCAATACAACCACCAAAGCCTATATTGGCGGTGATGGTACTACTGCTTACAACAGCACATCTTCAAATGCTTCCGCTTTGACTGATGCCGCTATTCGTAGAACTATTCAGCGTTTGGATGATAACGACACTCCTATGGATGGTCGCTTCTTTGTTATTCCTCCCTCAAGCCGCAATACGTTGATGGGTCTTTCCCGTTACACAGAACAGGCTTTTGTGGGAAATGGCAATGTCATCCGTACTGGTGAAATTGGTAATCTGTATGGTATTCCTGTGTTCACATCTAGCAATGCTGATACTGGATATGGCAATACTCAAACAGATCGTATCTGCTTGATGGGTCACAAGGACTCTATGGTTCTGGTTGAGCAAGTTGGTGTCCGTTCACAGACTCAGTACAAACAAGAGTACCTCGCTACTCTGTTTACATCTGACACTCTGTATGGCGTGAAAGCCATGCGTACAGCCGCTACAACTGGTGCAGCTTTGTCTTCTAGCGCATATGCGTTAGCAGTTCCAGCCTAATAGTTGCCTTTTCCCCTCGCCTTAATCGGTGGGGGGATTTTTTACATCAAGGAGATTTATTATGGCAGCAGCAACAGCAGTAACAGCCCGTAGGGGTACTGACCAGTTCCGAGGTCTTTTTTCGGATACTTGGTCTGTAACAGCAACACTAAACGCTTCATCTTTAGCTGATGGCGTGGGTGAAACAAATACCATTGCAGTACCTGGCGTGAAGTTAGGCGACATTGTGATGAACATCAGTATGGGCGTGGATGTCTCTGGCATTAGCGTTACACCTTATGTCTCAGCAGCAGATGTTGTCTCTATTCGTTTCCAAAACGAATCGGGCGGTACTTTGGACTTAGCAAGCACTACAGTTCGGTGCGTAGTGGTTCGTTTGGTATGATAAAAGGGGGCTAATACCCCCCTTTTTTTGGAGTTTTTATGGCTACTTTTAGATGTTTACAATCTGGTACTGAAGTCACTTTTACCTATCAACATGATATTGATAGCATGAAAGATCATCAAGGATACGTTCTTGTTGAGGAAACTCCAAAGAAAGTAGAAAATAAGCCTAAAATTGGCAGACCGAAAAAAGAGATTTCAAATGTCGGAAATTGATCCAAGAGAATTTGGTAAATTGGAAGCTCAAGTTGAGGCTTTACAGGCTGAAGTATCTGCTATGAGAGATGACATCAAAGCCCTCTTAGAGATGGCAAATAGGTCTAAAGGTGGCTTCTTTGTCGGAATGGCTATTGCTTCTGTAATAGGTGGTGTTATTTCATTTGTAGCTACAAAGGTGATGAAATGAACCTACTTACTGGCGTTGTTTGTCCTATTGCAACACAAGATATTTCGGTAAACCTAAAGAATCGAAACAATGCTTTTAAGAACTTTGGATATGGGACCCAATCCAAATGAACCAAATGATGCATTTTGGCTAAAGAAAGCTAAGATGTACAACGCTCCTACAGAAGAAATCAAAGGTATGCGCTGTGGTAACTGTGCCGCCTTTATCCAAACACCAAAAATGATGGAATGTATCTCTGTTGGTTTAGAAAAAGATGAAGGTAAAGGAGAGTTATCCTATGACCAAAATTTCATTAAAGCCGCTGATCTCGGCTATTGCGACTTATTTCAATTCACTTGTGCTGCCGCCCGTACTTGTGATGCGTGGAAAGCTGGCGGGCCTATTACGAAGGAAAAACCATGAAAATGACAAAGCCTAAAGAGACTAAGAAACCAAAGACTATGCCTTTGGCTATTATGATTGCTGTTGGAAAGCCTAAGATGCGTCCAATGCCTGAGCGTGGTGGTCGTACTGCTACAAACATGATGAAAAAATCCACAAGAGGTAAATAATGCCATTAGCTTCTCCAATTACTCTTTTGAATGCTGTTACTGCAACTGGTGCATCAACTGCAGTTCAAGTCGATGCTGGTCAACCTGCATTCCTACAAGTCTCAGGCATCACAAGTGCTACTGTTGCTTTGCAAGGAAGTTTGGATGGGGTAACTTATTCAACGATTGGTACAGCATTAACTGGTGATGGCATTATCACTGTGGCAAATGCACCTAAGTATTTAAGAGCCAATTGCACAGTCTATGTTACTGGAACAATCACAGCAAAGGTTTTGTACTAATATGAAAAAAACTAAAACTCAAACTAAGATCAGCAAAGTTATGAAAGAGTATGGTGCGGGTATGTTGCACTCTGGCTCTAAGAAAGGCCCTGCCGTAACTTCTAAGAAACAAGCCATTGCCATTGCCTTATCAGAGGCTGGCATGAGTAAACCTATGAAGAAGAAGAAATGAAACAAGGTCTTTACGCTAACATAAATGCCAAACAAGAGCGCATCAAAGCTGGTTCTAAGGAAAAGATGCGTAAAGTTGGCTCTAAAGGTGCTCCTACTGAGGCGGCATTTAAGGCTGCGGCTAAGACCGCAAAGAAGAAATGAAATCTCCTATTTGGCAAACAAAAGAAGGAAAAAACCCCAAGGGGGGCTTGAATGCCAAAGGTAGAGCATCGTATAATGCAGAAACAGGTGGGAATCTAAAGCCACCAGTCAAATCGGGAGACAACCCTCGTAGGGCATCCTTTCTAGCACGAATGGGCAGCAATTCTGGCCCTGAGATGAAAGATGGAAAGCCTACCCGACTTTTACTTTCTCTTAGAGCTTGGGGCGCAACGTCCAAGGAAGACGCTAAAGCTAAGGCTAAAGCGATCTCTAAGAGGAACAAATGAGACCAGTATCTGTCGGTAAGAATCTAACTGCTAATACGGCTACTACGCTGTATACAGTGCCTACTGGCTATTACGCTAGATGTTCATTCTTGCACGTTTGCAATACTTCTCCTAGCAAACATATTTCCTTCAGTTGGTATGACGCAAGTGCTGCTACATCAATTTTAATTGTTAGCGAACAAGTTTTATCAGCAAGAACAACATTAGAGTTAATTTCTACTACACAATATTTTGTGATGGAAGAGGGTGATTATTTAACTGCTACTTCTGAAGCGGGAGCAACAATGTCTGTACTTGCAACATTTGAGATTCAGGGAGCACAACGAACATGACCTACTTAGAACTTGTTAACGATGTGCTCACTCGTTTGCGTGAGACTAATGTTTCTACAGTATCAGAAACCTCCTATTCCGCATTGGTTGGCAAGTTTGTCAACGATGCTAAACGTCAAATTGAAGACTCTTATAACTGGAATGTGTTATCTACAACAATTACGATAACAACATCTGCTAATACACATTCATATTCACTAACTGGTGCTGGTCAAAAGTTCCAATTGAATGATGCAATCAATAAGACAAGCGTTATTGGCTTAACAAATATTTCTTTTGTTGAGATGAATCGAAAGTTAAACTTTCAGACTCCTGCAACGTCTATACCTTCAGAATTTGTATTTAGTGGTGTAGATGGTTCTGGAGACACCAAAGTAGAGTTGTTTCCAGTTCCTGATGGCGTTTATACAATCATATTTGAATTAAATGTTCCTCAAGCAACATTGTCTTCTGATGGCACTTCAGTC